AACAGGTAAATATATCTGGGTTCCACAATCTGTAATTATGCCAAGTATCTATGCATTCAATGATAAGGTATCTGCAGAATGGTTTGCTCCTGCTGGTTTAAATAGAGGTGGACAGGAAACAGTAGTACAAGCTGATAGAAAATTAACACATGCAAACAGAGATACTTTATACGAAGGATCAGTTAACCCGGTAGCAACATTCCCAGGTGAAGGTGTTTGTGTATGGGGACAGAAAACTCTTCAAAAGAAAGCTTCTGCTCTTGACCGTGTAAACGTAAGAAGATTATTAATAAATCTTAAGAAATTTATCGCATCAGTATCTAAGTACTTAATATTTGAAAACAACACAACAGCAACAAGAAACAGATTCTTATCACAAGTTAATCCTTATATGGAATCAGTTCAACAAAGACAAGGTCTTTATGCTTTTAAGGTTGTAATGGACGAAACAAACAATACACCTGATATCATTGATAGAAACATCATGAAAGGTGATATATTCATTCAACCAGCTAAAGCCGCTGAATTCATTGTTGTTGACTTTAACATAATGCCAACAGGCGCAACATTTAACGATTAGTGATATTTATACTAAATAGGAGATAAAACAAAATGGCAAATTTAATTGACCCAACAGAACTAATGTTCACGGCCTTTGAGCCAAAGGTAACAAACCGATTCGTATTTTACGTAGACGGAATACCTTCATACTTAATAAGAAAAGCGGCTAGACCAAAGCTTGTTAATGGTGAAACTGAAATCAAACACATAAACAATTCTAGATTCATCAAGGGAAGAAGTAACTGGGATGCTATAACTGTAGAGTTATATGACCCAATTGTACCATCAGGCGCGCAAGCTGTTATGGAATGGGCAAGGCTTCACCACGAATCAGTAACAGGTAGAAATGGTTACGCAGACTTCTATAAGAAAGATGTGACAATCAATGTACTTGGACCTGTAGGTGATAAGGTAGAAGAATGGACTGGTAAAGGTGCTTTCTTAACAGATGCTGACTTTGGTGAAATATCTTGGGAAAATGACGGTGTACCGGCTATTATCTCATTAACTATAAGATGTGACTACTGGATCTTACAATACTAATATTCATTATATAAAATTAAGTAGCCTGTTAATTCAGGCTATTTTTTTGCAAACTTTTACGTTCATATATATTTATATATACTAGTTATACAAAACAACATAAAGGAGTTATAAAACATGGCAAAATTAACAGAAGATTATCCTGGAAAGGAAATCACAACAGACGCACTTAAGCAACAATTAATAAACGAAACAGAAATAACAAAAGTTTCTAATTCTAAATTTCCTACTGAAATCATAGATTTACCTAGTGAAGGTAAGTTATATCCTGAAGGTCACCCTTTAAAAGGTGGCAAGATAGAAATGAAGTATATGACTGCAAAGGAAGAAGACATACTTACTTCACAGAATCTTATACAGAAAGGCACAGTCATAGACATGCTTTTACGTTCATTGGTTATAGGTAACGGTAAAGGTGAAAGAGTAAATTACGACGATTTATTACTAGGTGATAAAAACGCTGTAATGATTGCTGCAAGAGTTTTAGGTTACGGATCTGATTATCCTGTAGAAATACCTTGTCCTAAGTGTGGAGCAAAACATAAAGACACAGTTGATCTTGCTGGTCTTTCCAATAAAGATGTAGAGATAACAAACGATTCTAATCTTTTTGAATTTGAATTACCATTAAGTAAGAAACTAATTTCATTTAAGCTACTATCACATTCAGATGAAGAGAAGATTCAAAATGAAGTAAAGAGAATGAAAAAGAAAACTCATTCATCTGCAATTTCTTTTGATTTGACTAGTAGACTTAAGCAGTTAATAGTTGCAGTTGATGGTGACGAAACAATAAAGACTATAAACAACTTTGTTGAAAACGAATTCATATCTAGAGACTCTTTAGCATTCCGAAATAATCTTGAAAAGGTTACACCTGATGTTGACATGTCAGTATACTTTGACTGCGATGAATGTGGACACGAAGGCTCCGTTAGTATTCCTATGACCGTAGAGTTTTTTTGGCCTAGGTCTTAACTATAAGGCCATTCTACACGAGCAGATATTTCAGTTACTGTACTTCTCTAATGGTGGGTTTAGTCACGACGATGTATATAGAATGCCTGTTTACTTAAGGTTGTTTTATCTACGAAAACTAAATGATCAACATAAGTCTGAAAGAGAGAAGATGGAAAAGGACTCTAAAGGAAAAAGCAGTAACACGTCTATAAAGCGTCCAAACTTCTCGAAATCCAAATAACGTTGATATTTATATAAAACTAATTAAGCGAAAGGTGGAGTATATAATGAAGCAAAAAAAGTTAAGGGAATACGTTAGAAATATAATTTCTAAAAAACTTTCAGAAAACAGTGAGCTTACTAAAGAAGGCGTAGTAGACAGTGTACTAAACCATATATCAGGCATACTAAAAAAATCAAACGATAAAAGATACAGAGCTGGTCTTGAAAGAATTGCAGGTTCAGGTCCAAAAGGTAAGAAGGCTGTAGAGGATTTGATGCAATCGATAGAGGATGCTAAGGATGGAGTTGCACACTTCGATAAGTTGCAAAAACGTTTAGATATATATAACTAATAGACTATGGCAATGGACCCAGAAAAAAGACTAAAGCTAGAAGAGAAACGCCAAAAATTATATGGTGATACTATCAAGATGGCTGAGAGAGAGAAAGCTTTACACTCTGACTTAGCTACAATCGCAGCTGCAGCAGCAGTTTCAAAAGCAAAGCAGCAATCAGCTCAAGATAGATTAGTTCAAGGTGCACAAAAACAAGCAGACATATTAGAAGGTATTGCAGGTAATATGGATAGTATGGCTTCAAACCAAAGTAAGCTAGCTCAATTAGGCAATGTGGAATTACAGGTATCAAACCGGCTGCTAGCAGCTGACAACGCTAGAGTTACAACTTTAGAAGGTTTCAGCTCAAACAAAGAGGCATTAGCTCTTATTTATAACGATGAACTCCAAAAGTCTAAACTTTTATTGACAGTAGACAATGCTAGAGTAGCTGCTATCGAAGCAGTTGGCGATTCGAATAAAAGAATAGCACTTACAAAAAATAAATCATATCAACTAGATTTACAAGCAGCAGCAATTGCAGAACAAAGAGCAACTGTAGAAGAAGACATAAAGCAATTTGTAAGAGATCAGGCTGTTGAGAGAGAAAAAGAACTAGACCCTTCACACAAGCTCTTGGAGCAGATGAAGAAGCGTAAAGATAGACAGGAAGAAATAACAAAAACTTTTGATGAGTATAAAGAAAAGTATGAAGACTTTATAGATATAATTCAGGATCCTAAAGTAGCTATGGGGCTATTTACTGTTGAACTAGGTAGACAGGCTAGCAAGTTTGCAGATACAATGGCAACTGCAGGTGATAGCATGGGTATGTCAAGAACACAATCGGCTGGTATGGCTGATGAAATGGCAGGTGCAAACATAATGGGTGCTGCATTCGGAGTATCCGCAAAGCAGAATGCTGATTCTATGCAAGGCTTAGCAGAAGGTATGGGAGATCTTAATGATATTTCAGCAAGTGCAATAGTTCAAGTTTCAAACATAGCAAGACAAACAGGTTTATCAGAACTAAGTGCCGGTAAGCTTGTCGGCCACATGAAGCTTGTAGAAGGTTCATCTGTTAAGCAATCAAAAGCTACATTAGAAACAGTTTCAAATCTTGCAAGAGGCGCAGGCTTGCCTATTGGCAAAGTAATGGAAGACGTTGCAAGTAACATGGAGCTGACATCTAAATTTGGTAACATATCAGTAGCTAAACTAGGAGCTATGGCTGTAGAGGCTGGAAAGCTAGGAACAACTTTAGGCCAAATGTCTGCACTAGGTGATAAACTATTAGATATAGATACTGCTAGAGCTTCTGCAATGGAATTATCTGTAATGCTAGGTAGATCAATAAACGTAGACAAAGCTCAACAACTAGCATTTGAAGGTGACTTAGTAGGTGCAAACAAAGAATTGCTAAACCAACTTGGTGGTATATCAGCATTTAATCAAATGGATTATTACCAAAAGAAACAAGCAGCAGATTTAATGGGTGTAACAACTGGTGAACTTGAAAAACAATTAAACAAAGCTGCAGGTCTTACAGAGACCGGCGAAAAACAATCAGCATTTAGTGCAAAGCTTATGGAATCCACAGCAAGATATGGTGGTTACTTAAAAGAAAACGCAACTACAATTGCAGCAACAACAAACCTGCTTGGGGCTGGTGTTAAAGCTGTAGGTGGTTTTGCTCCTGCTTTAAAAGGTATGGGAGGCAAGCTTGTTGGGAAGTT